ATCTGGAAAACTATCAGCGAGCGTTGAGCAGTCGTGACGTAGAGAAATACGTAGACGGCGAGAGTGCAGTAGTTGATTATGAACTACTCATAAACGAATTCGCGCTAATGCGCAACAAGTGGTTGGGTATTCTTAAGGCCTTGGACTCCAAAGGATTTTCTATCAACAATATTATAAAACTTAGAGTAGCCGGACTAGACGATGTCTCGGTATGATAAATACTTTAGACAAAAGGCATTTATATGAACATCTACTATGTTTACGGGTTGATAGACCCTAGAGACAACTTACCATTTTACGTTGGCAAAGGAAAAGAGAACCGAGCATACACACATCTTAAAAATAACTCGGGTACTTGTAATCCTAGAAAAGACGCAAGAATTAACGAGATTTATAGTTTGGGATTGACTCCTGTTGTGGAGCTCTTTTTAGAAAACGTCGATGAGTTAACTGCGTATAACACCGAAGAAGCGACGATTCTAGAATTAGGTAGAGAGGGGATAGACAATAACGGAATACTAACCAACATTAGTCTACACTCTCAACCGCCTTCGCAAAAAGGTAAAAAACGGACATTTACTCAAGAACATAAACAAAAATTATCAGCTAGTCTAAAAGGTAAACCTAAGCAGTATGATACATGGCAAAAGGGACTAACAAAAGATACAGATGCCAGAATTAAAAAAATGGCCGAGAAAAGAAGTCAAACAGGCAATCGTCATCAAATAGGCCAAAAGTATTCCCAAGAAAGAATAGAAAAGATTAGAAGTGCGTTAAAAGGAAGGACAGTGCCAAACGATCAAAAAGAAAAGATGAGTTTAGCAAAGAAAGGAAAGACTTGGGAAGAGATCTTTGGAGAGGAAGGCGCAGCCCAAAGAAGAGTAAGTAAAATTAAAGGCGAGCAGCATCCGAATGCTAAAAAAGTAAATACTCCAGAAGGAACATTTAGTACTGTAACAGAAGCTTCGAAGTATTTTAAAGTCTCGGATTACACTATTAGAAAAAGATGTCTAAACGATAAGGAAAGATGGAAACAATGGAACTACGTAGTCAAATTAAGAGTGGCGGGCATGGACGATGCTAGTCTGTAATTAAATTTATAGGACGTAATGAGTAATGAGTAAAACAATATTGATCACAGGTGGTGCAGGATTTATTGCACACCATTTGATAGATAAAATTTTAAGTGAAACAGATTGGAACATTGTAAGTCTGGATAGGTTAGACTACAGTGGCAACTTGAATAGACTGCACGAAGTTGTCTCAGCATACCCAGCCGCAGAACAAAAAAGGGTAAAGATCGTACACCACGATCTAAAAGCATCTATTAACCCGCAGATTGCACACGCAATTGGAAGAGTGGATCTTATCGCACATCTAGCCGCGGGCTCGCACGTAGACCGTAGTATACAATACCCAATGGCCTTTGTGTTAGACAACGTAGTAGGAACTACAAACCTACTTGAATACGCCCGTGGCTTAGACCACTTGGATATGTTTGCTTATTTTTCTACTGACGAAGTATTTGGTCCAGCACCGCCTGGCGTTAGTTATAAAGAGAACGATCGTTACAACAGCACCAACCCTTATAGTGCGTCAAAAGCAGCGGCAGAAGAATTAGTAGTTGCTTACGAAAATACCTACAACCTACCATGCATTATTACGCATACAATGAATGTTATAGGAGAAAGACAGCACCCTGAAAAGTTTATTCCGTTGTGTATTAGACAGATTCAAGCTGGTGGAAAAGTAACAATTCACAGCAATGCGCAAAAGACCAAGGCAGGAAGTAGGCATTATATCCATGCTAAAGACGTTGCAGATGCACTAATATTCCTATACAAATACCCGCTAAATACATTAGAAGCAGACTTCGGTGGAGCCAAGTGTCAGAAGTTTAACATTGTTGGTCCTAAGGAAATAGACAATCTAGAACTAGCACAATTTATTGCCAACGTACAAAACAAACCACTGAACTATGAAATGGTAGATTTCCACAGTAGTAGACCGGGGCATGACTTACGTTATGCACTTGACGGTTCGAAGATGAGTAAGATGGGGTGGAATCCACAACCGATAGAACAACAACTTGAACAGGTTATAAAATGGAGCTTGGAGAATAGTAGATGGATAACGATATAAATCGAAGATACAGTAAGATAGCAGAAAAATACGTAGATGGCCGAAAGGCTGTGGTAGATTACGAGATGCTGATCAACGAATTTGCTTTGATGCGAAATAAATGGTTAGGTGTATTAAAGTCACTTGACTCAAAAGGCTTTTCACTGAATAATATTATTCGGTCGAGCGTAGCAGGCATGAACGATGCCGCAATATAACATTTTAGTAGCATGTGATCATGCATACTATGTTGATTGGGCAGAGCATCTTCTAAAAAGCATACATTATCACGTTCCTTGGATTCGACTACATTGTCACATAGTAAACCCCCAAGTTATTAATTACCTTAGCTATGTAGACTATACAACTGAAGATAGACTCTTCGAAAACTACAATTCGAAGATAGGGTACTTGCAAGCCGTACGGTTCTTGGTAGTAGCTAATAAGTTTAAAAACAACGAGTTTGTTATGGCACTAGATGCTGATACTATATGCACTAGACCGTTTACAGAACAAGATATCTCACCTCTATTTCGGACACCTAGTGTCCTCTTACACCAAAAAGAAAAACGTTGGTTAGCGGGTCTTGTGGCATTTGATCAGAGTAACTTTCGGTACGACTTTGCTGACAGACTAATAAGTAAACCTATTGAAGAATGGGAATTTGGTCGAGACCAAGATGTGCTTGATGTTCTTTCTAACTTGTACAATTATGCACCTGTTACAGTACCGTGGGTAGCTATTGGAAAGTCTAAAAGCAACGAGGTATTTATAACTCTCAAAGGCAGTCAGAAAACTACAGATAAATACCTTAGCACTTTTTTAAAATACAGGATATGTACCCCTCAGGAAACAGGAAGAGTCTAATGCTACAACCTCCGTGCTTTGTAATAACGTTAAAGGGACACGACCTTAGTGAATCCCTAACTTCTGAGTGCTTGGCATCTGCAAAGAAACATGACTGGAAAGTAACTGTATATGACGCAGTTAACGGTAACGATGTTACGGAGTCTACGTGGCAAGGCATAGGAGTAACTCCGCTTCTTACTGAATACGGCATGTCGCGGGCTGGTGTTCAGGGCTGTTTCTTGAGTCATTTTGCGCTTTGGAAAAAGTGCATAGAGTTAGATACCGAAATAATAATACTTGAGCACGATGCATTAATCGAGGCGCCTTGGGATTGTCAGTTAACTAGCAAAGACTACCTTGTTAAGTTGACTCAATTTAGCCAAAAAAAGGGATTTAGAGAAGACATTTACAGCGGAACTTGGTCACCAGGGGCTATAGCGTACTTAATATCGCCTAGTCAAGCCCAGCAGCTAGTTGACTTTACGATAACAGTCGGTGCTATTCCGACAGACGTGGCAATGGGAAGCAGTGTAATACAGTATATAAACTTAAACTATCCGTATGTTAAAATGAATAAGAAAATGAAAGACATAAAGTTTTCGACTACAGAGAACTTATAGTCTACAGGAACTCTATCTCAACAGTATCGCCGTTAACAAGGGTAAACCTGTTTCTTAAATTGTATTCTGCTCCGATTTCTACGTATCTCTTGCGATCATTGGCCATCGGTGGAAGGACTATAAACGCTAATTCTCCGTTAATCTTGCAGTTTGCAATCTTGCAAGGTCTTCCATAATGCGTGTCTATTTTGTCGAAGTATTCGATTGTGGGCTTTTTACTAGTTAATACAATATTTAATGTTCCGGGATACAGCCAAGGCAAGTACATGGGCATCCACCCTGAAGAATCTCCGTGTCCGTTAGCAACACACCCTTTAATTTTCACAAAAGTACAATCTCCGTTTAGCAGTTCCTGGATCGTCTAAACTGTCTTTGTTTATTAAAGTAACAGTAGTGTACAACGCCGATAATAATGATACTTGTTCGTCTTGAAGGTGCTGCGTTCCGTTTGTTTCGAATAAACAACTTTTTATGTTACTAGCACACCAAGCACATAATTCCCTCCAGTTATCTATCCACATACAGACACTTAACAAGAAGACAATGTCGTATTCTGTATCTGCTAGGTTGTTAAGAAAAATAAATTCTTCTTGAACTAAGTCAAACACATAAAAGGTTAAGTTATTATAATGCTGGCTAGTTGATATTCTGTTAGAAACGTTAACTAGCTTGTGGTTAGCATCTATTCCTACGCCTGCGGCGATCTTGTCTTGTATTGCGTATAACATGCCGCCTTGGTTACTGCCAATATCTAAAACTGTTTTGTTTTTAAAGTCGTACGGGACGTTTCTAATACGGTCGTCTGGTTTTCGTTGTCCGGGTATTACTGTGTCGCAAATATTTAACGTGTGATACCCTCCTTCAAACCCTTTGCCGTTATATGACGTCTTAGATGTTGTTGTGTATCGAAGCATATTTTTTATCTTGTTTATGTTGTTCATAAACATATTTATCAATTTCAGTAGCGCATAAATAAAGAAAACGCGAGACAGCAATGATACCAATATTTTTAGGATATGATCCAAGAGAAGCAATAGTATACCACGTATGCTCAAACAGCATAATTCGCAAAGCAAGCGAGCCAGTTAGCTTAAACCCGCTGGCATTATCTACGCTTAACAACTACGAAGAAGCACACACAGACGGCAGCAATCATTTTATCTATAGTCGTTTTCTTGTGCCTAGTCTTATGGAATACAAAGGTTGGGCAATCTTTATGGACGGCGATATGATACTCCGAGATGATATTGCTAAGTTGTGGGCGATGCGAGATGATTCAAAAGCTGTTATGGTTGTTAAACACGACTACAAAACAAAGATGAAAAAGAAATATCTTGGCGCACCAAACGAAGACTACCCTCGCAAGAATTGGTCAAGTGTGATCATGTGGAACTGTGCACACCCGGCAAACAAAGTAGTAACGCCAGAGTTTGTTCAAGATTCTACAGGAGCACAGCTACATAGATTCACATGGATTGATGATAACGATATAGGTAGTTTACCTATAGAATGGAACTGGCTGCCAGATGAGTTAGGACCGAATGATAACGCTAAATTACTACACTACACACTAGGAGCACCAAGTTTTCATGAATTCGCTAAAACACCTATGGGCACTGATTGGCACGAAGAAAGAATCTACACAGAGTATTGCCAGCAGCATGGAATCTAAATTTTTAGCAATAGACCCTAACGGTGCTATTGTAGGCAACCTTGCGAGAGGCGCCGACGCTACGTTCATAGGCCAAAAAGATTTAGTAAATTACCCGCCGTCTTGTCCTATAATATTTCGTGGTCTATCAAGGAAGATTGTAAGACAATGTGAGAAACAAAAACGCGCCTATTATTATATTGATACAGGGTATATTGGTAATTTAGTTAAGCACAAAAACTGGCACAGAGTAGTTAAAAACGGATTGCAACACACTTCTCCAAGGTTTGATCTACCTGACGATCGATTTAGAGAAATAGTAAGAAAAGCAAATTACGATCACCTTGAGTTTAAAGGATGGAAACCAGAAGGCAAGAACATACTTTTAGTTTCTCCTAGTGAGAAACCTTGTAAGTTTTATGATATAGATCGTGATGTCTGGATCGACGAAACAATTCAAGAATTAAAAAAGTATACTGACAGAGACATTATAGTCCGTAACAAGCCAGAGCGTGGTAAAAGAGTCGGCAGAAACAGTATATACAGTCAATTTATCGAAGACGATGTATATGCTGTTGTTACATTTAATAGTATAGCAGCAACTGAAGCAATTGGGTACGGCATTCCGGCATTTGCTACAGCCCCAAACGTAGCCGACTCGCTATGCTATAAAGATCTTAGCATGATAGAAACGCCGCGATACGAAGACGAAGAAAAAGTGAAAAAATGGCAACATTGGTTAGCCTATTGCCAGTATACATACGAAGAAATGACATCAGGGTCCCTCTTTGATATGATCGAGGAGTACGACTTAAGATGACAATTACTGTAGCATCGTACCTAAAAGGAATTCCTGAGAAGAATAACAACCCCCAAAAACCTGCTATTATTACAGGCTTTATCGAAGGTGTACTTCGATGCGGTGACGACGGTACTGTAGTAACTGGTTACGAGCCGATTGATTCTGACGTTGCTGTAGTGCAGGGATATGTACATCAAGACAGCAAGAATACTCCTCACTTGATGTTACGCAAGCGAGTATTTGAGCAGCAGCAGAGAAACAATAAACGTTCAATTATAGTTGACAGCAACTTGTTCCTTTATGCAGATCCTAACAATTCTAAAGGTTATTTGCGTTACAGTTATGACGGAATATTTCCCTGCACCGGTGAATATTGCAATGATACTCCAGATCCTAACAGGTGGGAAAAGATTAGTAAAGAACTCGGTATTTCTTTAAAACCATGGACTAATCACGGGCGTTACGTGCTAATATGTTGTCAGCGCAACGGCGGATGGAGTATGAACGGCCAAGAGCTTATGCCCTGGTTGTTCAAGCTGATTAAAAAGATAAAATCAAGATCAGATCGTCCTATAGTAGTAAGGTTCCATCCTGGCGACGGACACAGTCCTGTACACGCAAGAAAATTAGCAGCAAGAAGAATGCCCGGCGTTACCATTTCAAACGCTGACCATATACAACAGGACCTGAAAAATGCTCACGTGGTTATAAGTTATAACTCAAGTCCTGGGGTAGTAGCTGCAATCGAAGGTGTACACACTATAGTACTTGATCCAGATCACAGTCAAGCAGCACCAGTGTCAACGCATCATCTAAACGCAATTGACAATCCGCCTATGTATGACAGAGAAAAGTGGATACAGCAAATGGCCCAGATGCATTGGAACATAAAAGAACTTAAAGACGGAACAGCTTGGAAGCATTTACGCAAATATGCAATGAAGTAATTACCAGGAAAGAATCCAGTCTTTATTGAAGTTAGTTACTCGCTTCATGCCCCATTCTTCTAACAGTTGAACAGCAGGCAAATCACCTCTATCTTGTTGATATTCATGATCTTGTTGTTCAACTATCATAATAGGACGATTCCGCATGATAGTTTCTTTAGCTCCTTTTAGAATCGGAACCTCATACCCTTCGCAATCTACCTTAATAAGATCTATTTGATCGAACTCAAATGAATCAAGAGTACGCATAGGAATTTTGCCTTTACCCATTGTAGTAGGGTTGATATGGCTATGGCCTGTGTTTTCAGGGGTAATAATCATGTCAATTTCTAATTCGGATTCGCCGAGTGCGATAGGGTGGACTGTAAAGTTGTCGGTTGCTGTATTCTTAAACAAACAATTACGAAAATCCGCAACAGGCTCAAATGAATGAACGTGCTCGAATTCTTTTACTAAGTCCATGGTCCATAGTCCAACGTTAGCACCAATGTCTAATGCAAAACGTTTTTGCTTTAGCATACTGATTGCATGATCTCTTACTCTCCATTGATACCTAACAACCTTGTCTTTCTTGAGACTCTTGTCAAGCATACGCTCGAAGTGTGTGTCGTAGTCGGGTAAGTGTATTCCTAGGTGATTTTTCACTGCCAATATCCCTCTGGTCTGTTTGCTATCATATCTTTAGGCATTGATTTGCCAGCGTGTTTTCGAGCGCCTTTCAAATGATCTATCCACCGCCCTAGTTCACAGTTGATTAGCGGATGGCCACCTCCGCCTGACTTGGCTGTTTTTATATACATCTCAGCAGAATAGTCAAGAACGTTAGAGTGCTTAACGGTCTTGCGTTTTAGTATGTCGCCAAACACGTAACTGTCATGCCATTCTGCTAATGTAAAAATGCCGTTCTCAGCATCCTCGTAGAACTCTTCTAGTTCTTGTAAAAACTCTTGACAGGCCACGTTCTTTACATTCAACCCGTAGAAGCCACACTCCGGCCACGTTTGCGAACCTTTGCCTCTGCCCACGTATGTGAGCCATTTATTGTTGGGCAACAGCTTTTCAAACTCTTCGTAACTCCAAGCCGAGTGGACATAAGTGTCAGCATCAATCCATACACACCAATCTGTCGACCGTTCGCAAGCATCTAACACTGCGTAAATCTTATTCGCAAAACGCACAGCGTCCCACTTGAAAGCCTTGTTACTGTCCTTGCGCCTACTTCTTACAGGATCACCGGAGATGTCACCGTTTGCTTTGGGGACATTGCCCCACCTGTTCTTAAACTGACTGAGCTTGCGCAACACCTTTGCATCGAATATTGTAATCTGCTCTGGGTCAGGATTGTGTGGGGAGCAGTCCTCTGCGTATACTAATAGCTTGATACGCTTGTCAACGTGCTCAGCAAAGCTATCTAAAAATCGTTGTGCGTAAAGGTCAAGTCCGGGCTGGTGAAACGTTGTTACTAGTGTGATATCTGACACAGTGTCTCCTTATATTCTTAATCATATTTATAGGTATTTTAAACTACTAAATAGAATACTGAACAAGGGGAGTTATGAAATTTAGTCTCTGGACGCAATATGGCGCCCGCAATAGCGCCCCTGTCTTTGATGCGTTTCGCCGATCAATTATAGACAGTGGTCATACCGTTTTAGAAAATTCATTAAGTGGTGATGTTGATGTAATATGGAGCGTGCTTTGGAACGGCAGAATGGCGCCGAATCAACGAATCT